GCTTCCTGCTTTGCCAACGCCACCGGAACCGCCCAATGGAACCGCTAAAGCCATCCTTGAAGCCCAACTCCTTGCCGAAGACTGAGTCCTCGACGGCCTTCCTGCATCAAAGCCGAACCCTGCCAAGCGGCCCATTAAGCCGATCTTTGGCCATCGATCCAGAAACGATCGACAAGGAAAAACGGACGGTCGAGGTCGCGATCTCGAGTGAGTTCCCCGTGCAGCGGGAATTCGGAATCGAGGTACTCGACCACTCGCCCGAGTCGATCAACTTAACCCGGATGAATCGCGCGCCGCTCCTGGATAACCACGATCGCGGACGGCAGATCGGCGTCGTCGAGGCCTGCTGGCTGGGCAGCGATCGCCGCCTGCGCGCGCGGGTTCGCTTCTCGCGGAGCAAGGCCGCCGAGGAGATCTGGCAAGACGTCCTGGACGGCATCCGCGTCAACGTTTCGCTGAGTTACCTCCCGCACCTGATGGTTCCCGAATACGGGCCAAACGGCGAGGAGCGTTACCGAATCATCAGCTGGGAGCCTTACGAGGTTTCCAGCGTTTCCGTTCCGGCAGACCCAACCGTCGGCGTCGGCCGTTCCTCCCCTGAAAAAACCCTTCTCACAATCAAAGGTAAGAAAATGGACCCTGTAATTGACGAAACCGGCGCCGACCTCGACAAGGGCGGCAACACTGAGCACCAGCGCAGCCTGCCGGCCGAGCCTCGCGATCCGCTTGGCCCTGAGCGCAAGCGCGTTGCCGACATCATGGCCCTGGGCAACACCCACAATCAGCGCTCCCTGGCAGAGCAAGCCGTGCAGGCCGGTTACACCGTTGCTCAAACGCAAGCCATGATCCTGCAGCGCATGGCTCCTCAGGCGCTGAGCCAGCCGGCCGCCGACGACCAGTCGCGCGACTTGCCGAACTTCAAGCAGCCAGGCCAGGACATGAGCAAGCTCGGTGTAAAACCCGAGGAGCTCCAAAGCTACTCGCTGATGCGCGCCATCAACGCTATGGCAACCGGCAATTGGAAAGAGGCCGGTTTCGAGCGCTCGATCTCGCTGGCCATCGCCGACGCGTCGAAAAAGGACGCTCGCGGCCTGTTCGTACCGCATGAATCGCTGTTCCAGCGTCAGCTGGAAAAGAAAACACCAGGTAAGGGCGGCGTCCTGGTCGAAACCGATCTGCGCATCGATCAGTTCGTCGATACCCTGCGCAATAAGGCCATGATCGGCCGGCTGGGTGCTCGCGTCCTGAGCGGCCTGCAGGGCGATCTGGCGATTCCGCGAAAAACCAGCGGGACCAACTTCTATTGGCTCGACGAAGACAACGAGCCGGAAGATTCCGACTTCGATTTCTCAACCCTCGGCCTGTCGCCGAAGACGATCGCGGGCGCCATCGGCGTGACCCGTCGCCTGCGTAAGCAGTCGAGCCTGTCGGTTGAAAACCTGATGCGCCAGGACATGATCGAAGGCATCGCGGTTGCGATCGACTATGCGCAGCTGCGCGGCACCGGTTTGAACAACATGCCGCTGGGCTTGCTGAATCAGCCGGGCCTGCAAGGTGCCACCTACGCCGATAAAGCCGAATGGGATCACATCGTCGACATGGAAACGGCGATCGCCGAGGCCAACGCCGATGAATCCGGCATGGCTTACCTGACCAGCCCGACGCAGCGCGGCAAGGCGAAGAAAACTCAGGTATTCGCCAATACCGGCGAGCGTCTGTGGCAAGACAACAACGTCAACGGCTATCGCTCCTTTGCAACGAATCAGATGCCATCTGACGCCTGGTTGTTCGGGGACTGGTCGCAAATCATCACGGCTATGTGGGGCGTGCTCGATATCAACATCGACACCGCCAAGAAGGCCGGTAGCGATGGCGTAATCATGCGCATTTTCCAGGACGTCGACACCGCTGCGCGTCGCCTGGAGTCCTTCAGCTGCCTGCGTAAGGCAGCGGCTGGCGGCTAAAAGAAAACCTTAGCGGGCAGTTGGTGGGGGGGCTTCGGCCCCTTTTTTATGCACGTCAATAAAGGATGTAGAGCTATGAACTCACTTGTTCTAGCGGCAAGTTTTTTGATTGTGACCCTGCGAGGTACGTTTCGCGGGGTTGAATTTATCGAGCCGGGTACGGTGCTCGATGTCTCGCGCGATCTGCGTAACACGATGGTGGCCAACCGCGCGGCGCGTGACGCGACCGACGAGGAAATCGCCGAATATCGCAACTTGCACGCGGCGGCCGATTTGATCGGCGGGGATCTGCAGGATCTGGCCAGGCAGAAGGGCGATCTCGAAGACGAGATCTACGAACTCAACCAGGCCAAGGCCGCATTGTCCGGCGAGGTCGATGGTTTGCGCGGTCAGCATACCGAGCTGAGCGAGGATCTGGAAAAGCTGGGCACGCAGCGCGCCGCACTGGTGACTGAGGTCGTGGAGCTGGAAGCGAAAGCCAAGCCGGCGAAGGCCGCCGCCAAGTGATAGGCGACGACGATTTCGCGACGTTCTTCGACCCTGACGAGTTCGGCTGCACGGTGCAGCTGATCGAGCCAGGTCGGCCGCCCCGCGATGTCGACGGCATGTTCGGCAAGCCGGAAACATCGGGCGGCATTTACCGCGCCGGCACCGATCCAGGCGCTGCGCAGATCCGCGCGACGCCGAATCAGCGTCACCTGCAGTTGCCTCGCGGTGAGGTGCCGGAGGCCTGGCAGGCGACGAAGGTCGTCACCGATGGCGTGACTTACTCAATCGCTGATGTCGCGCCGCTGGGTCGCCTGCGTAGCTTGCTGACGCTAACCCCGTTCGGCGATCGCGCTGCAGCTCCTGGAGAGCGTGGGAAATGGCAGGTTTCCAGCTAAATTTTGCCGTCGATGGTTGGGGCCAGGTGGAAAGGGAAGTCGGGCAGGCGTCCAAAAAGCTGGACTTGGCGGCTGCTCGAGCACTTCGCAAAACCGCGCAGTGGCTGCGCACGCACAGCTCCCGGGAAATCGCCAAAGAGCTGCGCATCACGCAGAGCCCGATTCGCCACCGGTTCGACATTTTCAGTCAGTCAACGGCCCGCGAGGTCAAGTTGTGGGTTGGCCTGCGGCCGCTGAGTGTGCATTACCTGGGCACGCCAAAGCAGACCGCGACCGGCGTATCGGTTGGGCATCGCGAGTATGAAGACGCTTTTATCTCGCCGATGAAAACCAAACACCAATTGGTATGGCGCCGCAAAGGTCGCGAGCGGTTGCCGCTCGAGAAGGTGACAGAGGACTGGGCCAGCGAGGGCGTTACGGCGCTCGAGCGCTGGGAAAAGCGGGCAGGACAACGATTTGTAGAAATTTTCGAACAAGAGGCGCGCCATGTCTTCACCCCAGCTTAATAACGTCTCCGATCTGTTTTTCGCGATCGGCGACGCGATCCACGCTGCGGGTTTGGGCGTGGCCGTCAGCAATTACGACGAATTCAGCGGCACGGTCGGCGACGCCGAGGTGCTGATCGAGATCGAGCGCACTGCACCAGGTATCAAGCAGAACGACGGCCGGCACGTTCACAACGTCTCGGTGACGTTGCACGCGGTCGTCGCCAGGTGGCGCAAGTTTCCCGCGCTCGAAGCGATGAACCTGGCCACGGTGCTGGCTCGCCTGGCGGACTCGAACCGCTGGAAGCTGCCCGGCCGGCAATGCAACTTGCCGGACAATATTCACTGCGGCCCCTCGATCTTTCAGAAGGGCCGCGACGGGTACGAGGCCTGGGGCTGTTCGTTTACGCAGGGCCTGGCCATCGGTCCAGACCGGACGCCAGAAGATCCGGTAATCGGCGGAATGCCGCTGGTAGCCTGGCGAGTTGACCCCGAGGTCGGGCCACCAGGTGAGGCGGACCATAAACCGCTCGAGGTGTAGCCATGTTCGAGGCAATCATCAATCAGCAGCTGGGGCCGCTGATCGAGCGGCTGGCCGAGATCGAGATCGAGATCGAGGATCTGCGTCGACGCGCGGAGAACCACAACCGAATCGGCACCGTTGCCGCTGTCGATCCTGGCGCTGGCCGTTGCATGGTCAGCCACGGCGATCTAAAAACGCCCTGGATTAAGTACATGAACCCCAGCGCGGGGGAGGTCAGCGAAACGCGTATCCCCTCGGTCGGCGAGCAATGTCTGCTTATCAATTACGGCGGCGGCGACGGTAGCGCGCACTCGATTGCGCTGTGCGGTCTGAACTCGGACGCGTTCCCGCCCGTATCGGCCGTGCCGGAACTGCACCGCCGCACGTACCCGGACGGCACCGAAAACAGCTATGACCACGTAAGCCATAAGCTCGAGTGGAAGAACGGCCCGCTATCGGTCAAGGCCGACCAATCAGGCCTTGAGGTAATGCTCGGCGCGGTGGGTTTTAAGCTGGCCGGTGGGAAGTTCTCGCATATCGGCGGCGCGCTCGATCACGACGGCGTGAACATCGGCAAGGATCACTTGCACAAAGACACGCAGCCGCAACAAGGCGCGTTCTCGGGGCCTCCTAAATGATCGGCATCGATAGAGATTCCGGGGCCACGGTCGACGATTGGCCTCAGTTTGTGCAGCGCGCGACGCGCGCCCTGACAACCCCGCTCGGGACCCGTCAGAAACGCCCCCTGTACGGCAGTAAATTGCACCTGGTGCAAGGTCGGAACATGGGCGATCGATATCTGATCCTGGCGCAGAGCTACGCGGTTGAGGCCTTTTACAACGAGGCGAACGGTATCGACGACTTCAAGCCAGAAACAGTCGTGGCCACGCGAGGCGAGTCAGGCATCCGCCTGCGCCTGGCCGGCACCTGGCATAACCGCAAAATGTCCTTTGAGGTGGCCACTTGAGCATGCTCATTCCCGGTCAAAACCAGCTGGCCGAACCTGCGATCGTCAAGGTCGAGGAGTTCGAGCCGCTGCTCGCTGAATTCAAAGCGTTTGTGGTCGAGTTCGTAGCGGCCCGATCGCCTGAGAACGCGGCAAAGCTCGAGGTCAGCCTGCAGAATGAAAGCGAGCTGCTGACCCTCGCGCTCGAGGCCTTTACGGTTCGTCTGCAGACGCAAGAACGCAAGTACAACGCCCGTATAAAACAGATGCTCGCGTGGTGGGCTGAGGGCTCGAACCTCGACGCCAGGCTCGCCGACATGGGGCTCGAGCGCCAGACAATCACGCCGGGCGACACGGCGGCATATCCGCCTGTTCTTCCGGTGATGGAGTCCGACGACGACGCCAGGCTGCGCTATTACCTGGCGCCGCACGCACCAGCCGCGGGCTCGCGAATGCAGTACCGGCGCGAGGTATTGACGCTGGGTGAGCGCCCGAAAGTTTTGGTCGATCCGATCGCGGCCGGCGTGGTGAATGTGACGTACACGTTCGACCCTGACGGCTTCGCGGCACAGGTTAAAGACGGTAACGGCCGGCGTACTGCGCCGGGCCAGGTAACTGTGACCGTGCTCGCTCGAGCGGGTGACGGCACGCCGTCGGAGAGCCTGCTCGGCGCCGTTCGCACGCACTTTGCCCGGCCG